TCAGTTTCTGTAGTGATTTCTCCCTTAACTACAAGAGTTCCTTCTTCAACAGTTACTTTAACATCATCTTTAGTGAAGCCAGCAACTGCTACAGACAACTTATAGGTATCTTCATCTACCTTAATTAAATCATAAGGTGGATAAGATTGACGTGTTGCAGTATTGTGTACATGATTAAAGCGGTTCAATTCACGATTGAAACCAATAAAAAAAGGATCTTTGAAAAGATCCAGAGTATACGAACTTACCATTTTTTCTCCTTTTCAGCGAGTAAGTAGTGCACCCCCATTTGGCAGGTGCACTACCTATTATATCACTACTTAACTGATACTACAAGTTCTTTAGATAAAGACTTTATATAATCATAGGTTGCTTGATATGAACCCTGATAGTTCTTTGCCCAAAAGGCTGCAAATGCAGCGGTAGCAGGAGATGTTCCCATAATCCTCTTACCATTTAATTCATATGTTCCAAGAGCATAAAAATCTAACTCTGAAGCGCTATTACTATAGAGTTCAATGTTACCTCTTTCTCCAACTGCACCAACTGAGACTGCCTCAGAAATACAAGATGGGTAGTCAACACGAGTCTTGTCATATCTATTGCCAGCAGCAAATGCTGTGGCTACCCCCATACCCTGCAAAGAAATAATTGTGTTACGAAGATTTTGATTTACTGGACAATAATGACCTTTTCTTGCAAATCTATTTGATCCAAAAGAAACAGATGTTGCAACAATATTAAATTTAGTTTTATTTGAAACAACCCACTTTAATGCTTCATTAATAGTATTGTCAGTATAGATTCCAAGAGTTCCACTATTTGTCATTGGAACAATGCGAATAAATACAATGTTAACGTCAGGTCCAACAAACTTAGCCACAGATGACATTTGTGTACCGTGATCAAACATGTTCTTATATAGTTGGCTTGCTGGAAGCGTTGCTGCCCCAGGACCTTCCATGAATGCTTGTTTATTTGGACAACGTTTTTCTTCCATTAAGCACACTTCATGAATTACATTGACAACAGAGGTGTCAATTGCTGTATCAATAATTGCTATTGATGGTTTTTGATTTGCTGATACCGCTGGCAAAAATGCAGCAGTAAATAGAATTACTAGTAGCCCCACTACCTTTTTCATTTTTCTCCTTTTATATTAGATAAATATTCTAATAACGTGTTCGCATGGGTCGCCTCCTGCTTCCCATTCTTCTAACTCTTCTTCACTCATATATTGCATACCACCATCATGTGTGTGGCAATATGGATCACTAACCCAACCTCTTTCAATACCGTTCTGTAACCAAATGCCAAACTCTTGCTCATCTGGAGACAAATCCTCTTCAGTCATATGATTCATATATTTAGTATATACCTAAATGCTTAGAATGTCAATAGGACCTTTACAAGTTGGAGAGTGATTAATAGCAGCCTGAACTGCTGATACTGCTCTTTTTCTTGTATCTTTTGTTTTTTGTGTAGCATAAAGCGATCCTAAAGCAATATCTCCACCAGACCCCATAGTTAAGTAATCTTGTTCGTATTGTGTTAATGACATATCACCAGCACTGTGTTCATATATTTTTCCACGAATACAAATTATCATACCAAAATCACCAGATGAAGATGTATCAACCCACCACTCTTCATAAAATTTTCTAAGAGATTTAAGAAATTTACTATACATAAATTTGTCAACACTTCCACGACCCTCAAACTGTGGTGGTACAAATAAATGTCTTATTCTATCCCCATCCATAGATCCAGCATATCCAAATAGATATCCTTCTTTTTTCCAAATTTTTGGACTTGATCCAACACCAATAGAATTATCATCTGAAATACCACGATCTCCAGCCATCCAGATTTTATTGTCTATTGCATCTTTTACAGCGACTATACAGGTCATTTTCACCCCAGACTATTGTTGTTCCTTTAGTATACCAGGAAGATTTTAATACGTCAAATAGGCTTTATTTAATGTTTTGACCACAAGTTGGGCAGGTCTTGGGCGCAGAAACAGCCTCAGAAGGCTTAGATTCAGCCTGTGAAGCCCCTTTAAACTTGGGGCGACCAAATCCTACAATAGATACCTGAACAGCCTTTTTATTCTTCTTATATGCACGAAGTTTCTTTACAACTTCTCCGCCATTTCGCTGTGATTTCTTTGGGTCCCCTGAAGTGTTGCCTTCAATGCACCATACAGTTCCATCTTCATTGTCTTTAATAACAATGCCAACATGAGAAATACGATCTACGCCATCTCCTGGAAAATCAAAATAGGCAATATCTCCTGGCTCTGGATCACAAATTTGTGCATCATACCAACGACCAGACTTCTTAAATGCTGCTGCTCCACCTGGAGTATAGACAGTGTTTGGAACTTTTACTCCTGCTTTATCAGCACACCACATAACAAATGATCCACACCATGGCTGAAAATTAGCCTTAGTGAAAGCACCATACTTTGTTTCGTTGTCTTTAGGACCTTCTATATAACCAATTTCTTCTTTGGCTATTTCAATTAATTTTGCTGCTGTTCCCATTTCTGACATAATTAATCCTTATCCCAATCCTCATCTACTGGTTGCTGTTCTGGCATTTGACCATCTGGCTTTGCTGCAAGTCTTGCCATAGTTGCATCAATTTCTGCTTCAAGTTTTTTATCTGCTTGAGTATTCTTAGCATCCATTTCTTTATTGTCAAGTTGTGCTTTCATAATATCTTTAGCACCAGACTGACCAATTAATAATCCTGCCAATGTTCCTGTAATAAATGTTGCAACAGATCCAAGCACATTGAAGAACATCTTATCATTTTCTGATTGTGATCCTACTGGCTGTGTTACAAACAATAGTCCATATAGAATTCCAACCGAAGTTAAAAATAAAATTGAACCAAGAGTAATTCCTAGAATAAATTTTAATCTTGCATCTAATTCTTGTGGACTTAATCTTTCTTTACTCATTACCTACCCCTTTTGTTTTTTGATATTTATCCCATGTTGTTTTTCCAACTAAATCTTTTGAGCATAGTCCAACAGGTTCACAAATTGGTGGATTACATTCTGCCTTTTCCCAATTTGTTGGATCTTGGCAAGGATAACGATAATGACCGTCATAGCCACATCCCGTTAATAGTAGTCCTAAAAGGGCTACTCCAATTATCCTGATCATACCCACCATTATATCAGTTATTCCTTTTCTTCACGAAGAGGGATAGTGATTAGCCATAGCACTATTGATACTAGGGTTGCTATACCTACAATTTGCTGTGCGGTACCTGTGAGGGTAAGCCAAGCAATAAAAAAGCCCAAAATGGTAAATACCTGAGCAATACTTTCAATAATTGCAGCCTTAAACCACTTAAGTAGACTTTTAACTATCTTCTTAATCATGTTCATATTATAACCTCCTTATTGACATAACAGAACTAACTATATTTCCTACTAAAATAACAGGGACCACTACCTCTTGAACTTTTTCTCTTTGGTCATCTGTCATATCTTTGCCCCATTCAGATGGGCTAAAAACCTTATCAAAATCTATGTTTGTCAATGCTCCTAACGGATCAGATAGAAACTGGTCTGCTTGAGCCTCAGTAATAGCATCTGCTACCGTATATGGCATTGGGGCATCTGCATTTTGTTCTGCCTTGTCAGCAAATGTTGCAATAGCAATAGCAACTGCTGGGTTATCTTTTGCTGATTTTGCAAGAATATCTACTTCATTAGTTTTTACGCCAAGATTTTCTGCTACATCTACTTTTGCTTCTTCTGTCAATGCTAACAATGTATTTCCAATTGCAGCCATTTGATCTGCTGTAAGTTTAATTATTTTATTATCTTTACTTGTAAGGTTAGCAATAACTCTGCTTAAATCTTCTGTAGTACCTTCACCTTGTTGTGGAACAAGATTTATGATAGTATCTTCTTGTGATGGTTCTTCAGAAGGTTCGTCAGGAGTTGGCTCTGGTTCAGGAGTTACATCTAAATCTATATCCGTTGGCTGAGGTGAAGGCTCTTGTGAAGGCTCTGGAGTTGGATCAATCTCTTCGTTCTCCACATCTGTGGTATCAGGGCTTGGAGAAGGATTGGAATCTTCTGGTTCAGTTTGCTCTGCATTATCAGGGAATCTTGGATCCTCTGGAGTAATAATTTCTGGCTCTATTTCAACATCAGGTTCTGGGGTAGGATCTGAGTCTGTTGTTGTCTCTGGCTCTGGTGTTGGCTCTACAATAATTTCAGGAGTTGGATCTGGTTCAGCAATTACAGTTGATTGAGCAGCGGCAATAGCATTTGCAATTAATGATGCAGTTACTCTAGCCTCTTCTTGAAATGTTATTTCTTCTTGTGTTGGACCAGCAGGTTCTTGTGGTTGTCCTGGAACATATGTTTCTTCATCTACTGGTGCTGCTGTTAACTCTAAACTTTCTGGATCTTGTACTTCATAAAATCCAGCAGATTCTAATGAAACAACCTGTCCATTATGTAGCCTTACGCCTGTTCTTAAACCAGCATAGTTCTCAGCAACACCTGTGGCTGGAAAAGCAGTACTATAAGAAATTGCTAAACCACCAGTATTAGTAATAGCAGCATTAATAACAATATTAACTGGTTCTGGCTGACTTTGTAACCATATTGGTCTAAGGTTCATATCTATTTGAAATCCACCCTCACTATAACTAATGATCATGGATTCATCAGGTCTACCCCATCCAGCAGTAGATGGATATATAACCCAGTCCATTGAGTATAAAGATATAGAGGGTGTTTGTGGATAATCCCAGTAAGTGTTGTCTGGGTTTCCAAATGTAATTACTGAGTTCGTTGTTGCATATACAGCACTATACTGTACACCGTCAAAATTAATTGTAGTAGCAATTGGGATCTGATAAGAAACATCATCTCCTCCACAAGCCTCTATGGTATGAACCGTAGGAACATCATCACCTTCATATGCTGCTGCAAGAGTCTGAGTCTGATATGAGTTTAGGCAGGCTGCCCATGAACTTTGAGGGAAAGCAAATAAACTTCCAAAAATTATTCCCACCGCTGCAATTATGCGTAGCGATTTGTTTATTTTATGCTCCTATTTAACTATATAGATAAGCATATTATATCACGACAAAAGAAAAAGGCGCAGATTGCTCTGCGCCCTAATCTTTAATAGTTAATTACTTAACTAGTTTGACCTTTGCCTTTGGATTTTTTGCATTCCACTTTTTAGCAAGATCATTGAATGACTTCTTCATTGCAACAAGTGCTGCAGCGTTGTCAGCCTTTACCTTAGCAAGTTCTGCAGTTGCATCAGCAATAGCCTTATCAGCAGCAACCTTAGCGGTTACAGAGTCAGCATTTGCTTTAGCAAGTTCAGCCTTTACCTTGATTAGTTCTGCATCAGCAAGCAACTTTGCATCAGCGAGAGCCTTTGCAGAAGCAGCCTTTTCTGCAGCAAGTGCAGCATTAGCAGCATCACGAGCAGCAGTCATTGATGCAAGTTCAGTTGCAAGATCACGATTTGCAACTACCTTTGATGCTGTTAGAACTGGAGTAGCAAAACCTGCAATTGCAGACTGTGCTGTAACAGAGGCACCAAGACCAAAAATAGCAACAGCATTGCCAGAAGCAGCCATTGTTACCTTAAAGTCAGCGGTTCCAAAGTTTGTTAGTCCAGATCCAGTTGTTGCAGTTACTGTGTCAAGTGTTCCGTTAGAAACAGTTGCATTAAGAGCAACGCCAGTTACCTTGTTACCAAATACGTCAGTAGTTGTAACTGTATAAGTCTTTTGTGTTCCTGATGCAGCAGTGTCATCTCCAGCAACAGAAACTGTATTTACGTTACCTGCAGTACCCTGAACATAATATGTTGTGGTTGTACCCTGGTTTGTAATTACAACAGTACCAACAGCAATAGTCTTTGTAAAGACAAAGAATGTTGCAGTTGTGCCTGTACCAGTTGCAATGGTTGCAGAAGCAGATCCAGCAGATGCTGTTACTGGTGCAGCAGATGTAGCAGTTGCAAGAATGATTGAAGCATTTGTTGCTGAAACTGTAACTGCTGTTCCAGTATCTACTGTGGCAACAAACTTAAGAGCGTCTGTTGCATCTACAGAGTTATCTGAAGGAACTGGAAGTGCTACGGCTGCTGTTGTTGACAAACCATTGTTTGTCGGAGCAGAACCATTAACCGTGATTGCCACTGTCATTGGGGCAGCACTTGCAGGTGTTGCGACAATTGTGCTCAATGACAGGGCTGCAACCACGCCAAGAGCGATCTTCTTAAATGAATTCATTTTTCTCCTCTATAATTCATCGTTTTATATTAGTTTGTATTCATTAAGGAAATCTTGAACATCGTCAGGAATTTCCCTAGTATCTAATTCTACCATAGCCCTCTGCTTTTCTGCAAGTCGGGTGGCAGAACTCCAAGTATGAACATCAATCTCTAGATTAGAGTCCCTACTTGTGTGGGAAATTGCTCCGAATACCGCCCCACAAACAGCATCCGCTAAGTCCTTAGATTTCTTGCGTGGATGATCTACACGATTATTTTTCATAATCTTTAGTTCACCCATCTCTTCAAGAAGCAAAGGAATCATAGGCATTGCGATTCTCTCTTCATATATCATCATAGCCAAATCCTCATAATGTTTCTTGGCTACTGAAACGGTATCAGTCCTCATTCCTACCGCCTTTAATTCCTGTTGAATATCAAAGGATTGCCAACGGTCAAACGAAACCATACCAATATTAAACCCTTCTCTGCGAAGATTAATAATCCACTTTTTTACCTCAGATAGGTCAACTGGACCTTCTACCTTTGGCTCCCACCATGCAACGGCATCAACAACAACTATTGGGGCAACCTGTTGATAATCTTTAATTACCTGAATGTTTACCCATCGTTCAACATGTGCAATAGCAACTGCACATTTGTCGTGCCTTTGTGCAAGGTCAGCATGAACATAATATACTTTATCAGGGTCTGGCTTAAAAGTCAAATCAAACCTTCTGTGAGAATCTATAGGATTTCTTAATGTCATACACTTTTCTAATTTTTCTTTTTGTTTAAAAAATGCATCTGATGAATAGGTTGGGGTACAAAGAAAACGCATCATGGCATCTCCTAAGTCTGTTAAAAATGCAATCTTAAAATCATCAATCTTTCTTGTAGGGTTTACTTCCCATGTAGGTCTTTTAAGTGCAAACATTCTGGGGTATTTATATGATTTAATATGGTCTTCTTCCCAGACTATTTCAAATTCATTATCTGGTCCTTCTGGTAATTCTTCGTTAATAATAAACTTGTGTCGTCTTTCTATTACTTCTTTTTCCATAATTACATCTTCATACCGTTTTGAAATGAAGTCACCGTTATAGCGGGGGAATGATAGAAGAACTACTTTTCCAAGATCTGGGAAACGAGAGTCTACCGTACCTCTAAATGCCTTATATATATTGTCAGCAGTTTTACCTTGATCATTTCCTGTTCCTACCTCTGTAGCAAAACCAGAAATCTCATCAAGTACCGCCATAAATAAGTTAAGACCCTCATGTGATTCACGCTCAGAGTGTCCTGAATAAACTGTAATTGATTTATTAAAACCAATAGAGTTTACCTTTGGATCATATTTTCCTGCAAACCACGGAGACTTTTCAATCTTTGTCTTAAAACCTTTAAAAAAAACATTTTTAGCCTGCTCTGCGTTAATAGCAACGTTGATAATATCAATAGCATCACCAGAAGGTTTGCCATAATATCTTGCAGGATCTTTTAAGCATAGTAGTTTATATACAACATAAGCACAGGCAACAGTAGAAACAAAGTCTTTACCGCTACCTTTTCCAAGTTGAAGAATAATTTCATTCTTAGTATATTTAGCAAAATGCTTATCACCTTGCTCAGTTCCCATTAATATATGTAAATCTTCTTTACGATAAATTTGACTCATTGCTTCAACAATGTCATACTGAATTGCAGACAGGGGTGGCTGACCTAAAAAATCTGGAGATTCAACAAATGTTTTTACGTCTACAGGATTTTCATCAAACTGGTTATCTTGAAGCGCTTCAAAAAAATCATTGAACTTGGTGGACAACCGTAATCACTTCCCCTTCTTTTGCAATAGCGGAAAGTCTTTGCATAATTAAATCACGTACTTCTGGATGCTCAGAGGCAATATCACGAAGAATGTTAACAAGAACTTCTTGTTTGCGTTCAATTTCAATCATCTCTTCTGCCAACTCTTTATTTTCTAATAGTCCAGCCTTTTGTAGCATGTCAATTCTTCTTGCTTCAATATCCATAACAAGTTTAATTGCTTGAGTTTTGGCAGTAAGATTTGCTGTGGTAGTAGCATCATCAATAACTTCATATGCTTGTTGAATTAATTTTGTATAGTGTGCATCCGCTCCAACCAAAGCATCCTTAGCACGAGCACGAATAGCGTCATTAGCAGATGCCATAGCCTTCCACTCATTTAGATGTGCAACTACACGAGTACGTGGAATAGTAAGAGTCTTTGCAATTTTAGTTGGATCATTACCCTTTAGGTACTCTTCTACAACTTTATTTACTTCATCAAGATGTTTTACTAGTTCAATCTCAGTGTCGCTCATATTTTCCTTCTAGTCTATTAATTTCATCTTGAATATAGAATATTGCTTTTTTTAAATCTTCGGTGTGAGTTTCTTCATTTTTAAGTCCTGCCCTCCAAAGATATTTAAATGCATTGCCAATATTAAAATTACGATGGCGTGTAATTTCTATAGCCTCAACACCAGACGGATCTGATGTGTAGTGTGTTGGATGATTGACTTGATCTACTACAATGTTAAACTTTTCAGTCATTATCTTCCTCTTCATTTAAATTAAAATCAAATGCATCTGGTAAATCTTTTAGTGTATAAAGAGCATACGCAATGCCAACGGCACTAGCAATAGTTGCTATTACAAATAACTTTTTCATAATGCCTACCTCTTTGATTTTCTTAGCCCAAACTTAGCAAGATAAACATAGATTGTTTCTACGCTTACCCCACACTCTTTAGCAATATCTTCTGGACTTTTTTTATCCATATGATAACGCTTCTTAAGCCATAATTCATTCTGATACATTTTAGCACCCATGGCTACTCCTTGTCAAATCCTACTGCTTTGTCCCAGTTATTAATAGCCCAATGCCCAATACCTGCTGCATCTGCCACATCATAATCATCTATCTTTTTATCATATGCTATTTCTAACAACTTTATTGTTCTTTTCTTTCTAAAGTCACGCTCATATGATTTATACCAAGATAATGATTTACCAGGGTTTACTGCTCTTATCTGTAATTGTTCTTCTTTAGATAGTTTCTTGTTACCTAGGTAGTTTTGCCATGTTATTGGAGATACCCTGCCAATTGTAGAAATACCTGCCAGCCCAGCACCGCCAAGAATTGCTCCCTGGACCAATGCAAGATCTGCTGCAGTTTTTGGGGAGTTCATAAAAACGGTATGTTCAATAACAATAGTCTTTACCATATTATAATGATCAAACAAAGCCCTAGTCTTAGCAGTAGCATCTATTACCTTTTGATATATATTCGCACCTTCAAAGTTTATTTTTCCATATCCAGTTAAGGTTTTATATGTATAAAATGCAAAGGCAAGACTATTAGTACTAGCGTCAATAGCACAAATATTTGCTGGCTGACTAATCTTGCTCATAATCAAAGTATCCTTTTATTTCTTTTAACATTTTATCTACCGCCTTTTTACTAACATTACAGTTAGCACAAAATCCAGAGTCATTATAAATAGATAGTTTTAAACCACATCCACCTAAACATTTTCTATCCTTCTTTTTTCTTTTTAATCTTTTTGTAATTAAATATCTTTCTGCAATCTTTTCTCTTGTAGCCAAATCTCTGCAGGTTTCACTGCAATAAACCTGATAACTAACCCTAGGTTCAAAATATTTGTTACAACCGAAATGACTACAAAGTTTCACTCAATCCCCCAAGAGATTTTATTTTTACTACCCCTGGCTCTGCAGCAGCACAGGCAGCCTTTACAGGACAACCTTTGCATATCTTAGAGTTTGCTCTATAGTTTTTCTGTGGAATAGTTTTATCTTTCCATGATTTATAAACTATACGCATCCAGTCAAAACTATTATCAATCCAATTTTTGTATTCTTCTGTTACCTCTATTGGAAATACAAGAAGATCGTGATTGTTTTTATTTTCATATATCAATACGCCTTTTGCTTTTTTTAATACCTTCATGTAAATTATTAATTGCTTTACATGATAATCTGCTGGCTCACTTTTATTTTTATAATATTCAAAAGACTCAGACTTCATAGTTTTAATTTCGCCAACTATTTCTTCATCTTTTATTTCAAGCATTGCATCTCCCCAGCCAAAAATTGGAGGATCTGAATGGGCAACCTTAAATTCTGTTGTATATTTTTCTTTACCAGTTTCATCAAAATATTTTTCATCAAGAAATTTCTTTGCTATTCCAGAGTCCAACATAGCCTGTTGAATTCTATCATGGGACATAGTTCCAGCATTCATATTGGCAATATCATATGCGTCATTATTGCTTTCGAATATATTGCCTTCAAAAGCAAGGTACCAGTATCGTGGACATTCGCCATGTCCAAACACAAGGCTAGATGGAGCAAACGTCTTTTTCTTGGTATATTTAGGTTCTTGTTTGGCTATGTAGCCACTGTTAATTTTTTCTATAAGAGCAGCGCTATCAAGGATATGAGATGTATCATCAGCCCTTTTCATCATCTGCTTTATCAAGTTTTTAGTCATTAGAATCCTTTTTATCTATTATATCAGTTACCGCATTATGTATTTCAATGCAGATACCAAGTCATTAATTGCTTCTGCTGCTGTGTAATAAATGTTTTTCTTTCCTCTATCAGTTTTATCTACATTTGTCATCCACGTAGCCCTGAATGACATTTTTGCTGCAATCGCCTGAAGTCTTACTATTTCAAGACTTGCCACTTGTGGTGGAATATCTGGCTTTACAATAAGTTTGGCAATCATTGTAAGAGCAGTAGTAAGTTCTTCATCTTTCATATAGTCAGCAATCTCACTAAGACCATTTACCATATCTATAGTAGTCTTAGCAGGTTCAATTTGTTCTGCCATTTTCAACCTCCCACGTTAGTTGATCTAATAAATCAAATTCTATTATAGCAAGACGAGTTTTTTTATTGCCTTCTCCAAGTATTACTACTATGGCTGGAGATTTATCAGTGCCCGCTTTTATTGAATCTGTTACAACTTTAGCCCACACATCTTGGTTTATCGTAAAAGATTTTGCTGTTTCTTTAAAATCAACAACAAAATTTCTCCAAGTAGCATCCCCCTTCTTGGTATTTCTACCAGAATTTTTATGTTGCTTGGCACCTATTCTTTTACTTTCACTTTTCTCGCTCATAGTCCTTTTTCTTTTTGTAACCGACTTGAAACAGTTGAGACTTAGATAGATGCTTGTTAGAACACATCCAAGTTGCAATTCCAGTTTCTATATATACCCTCATAGTTAAAACTTCTTCTTTGCATGTTCTACAAGGAAATTTTCCAGGATAGATAGAAAATTTTTCTTTAGACATTTGAAAGTTTATTTTTCAACATATTTTGTAAATCTAAATCTTCTTTTACTCTGTTAATCAATCCATCACGACCTTGTACCTTGGTTCCATCTTCTAGTTGGTACCACGCACCAGTTCTATTAACCAAACCAGCAAGTTCGGCGGTATCAACAAGATCGCCAATAGTATCGATGCCAAGACTGTCACCTCTAAAATAGAAATCATACTCACCACTTTGGAAGGAAGGCGAAGTTTTAGAGAACTGTAATTCCCAACGAACCTTGCGACCAATCTTTTCTTCAATGAGTTTATCTCCAACATGTATTTTCCCCTTGATTGCCTGATTATCTGATTCAGACGAGAATAATTTAATTACAGTAGACGAATAAAACTTAGTAGCCTGTCCACCAGTAGGCTGTTGACTTGTATACATTGCATTAATATTATTTCTAGATTGTGAAATTAATACAAGCAATGTTGGCTTTACCTTATTATTTGCATAGTTAAGCATCTTCCATGCATTACTAAAGTCACGAGATTCTGCACCAATTTGTTTTGTATTTTCTAGTTGCTTTAACTCTGTTGAGTCTTTTTCAAAATAAATGGCAGGAAGTAAAGATGTAATAGAGTCAACAACTATCATATCTACACCAGCCTCTATAAGATTAACGCCTACATCTACCATTTCATTAATAGTTCTGGCTTGAGAAACTATTAGTTTTGATGTATCTACCCCAAGTTTTTCTGCCCATGTTTTATCATATGACATTTCTGCATCAATCCAAGCACAGACCTTACCTTCTTTTTGTGCTATTCCTATCATTTGTAAACAAAGTGATGACTTAGCGCTAGACTTGCTGCCCCAGACAAGAACCTGTCTACCATATGGCAATCCACCATTAAGTGCACGATTTAAACCAAAACTTGGTGTTGCAGCATATTCCGTTTTAGGAACTTCATCTCCTACTAAAATACTTTTTCTTAGTTTAGGATTTAACTGTGATAATACATCTTCAATAGTTACTGTCATTAGAATCTTACCCCATGCTTCATTGGTCTACTAGAATTCTTTTCCATCTTTTCTTTAATAGCATAGTCAAGAGATTTCTTCATATACCCTGCCTCTACCATGCCAGCATAAAGATCAAGGGTACGAATAATAATATCTGCAAACTCATCTGACATTTGATCTGGATCCATCTCTTTACGAAGAGCCTCCATTGCTTCTACAACCTCAGAAACAATCATCATCATTTGCTTTGCTACAAATATAGGGTCTACTGTTCTATCCCAAAATCCTTTGCTAACAGCATTTTTATGTATTTCTTCTGCTAAATCATCAAACATTTACTACATCCTCCATTATCACTGTGCCATCTTTTGTTTTACCAAACTCAAACTTGTATACATTGCCAGCCTCTACGTGCATATACGCTTTTGCAAATGTTGTTGGAAATACTGTGACTGCATGTAATTCACGACCCGAATCAGCAAGAGTAAGAGATGCCATCTTCTTTCCAGCCTTAGTAGTTCTTGGCTTAAATGAAACTACAAACATTTCATCATCTTTATACGGCAACATTTTATAATTTAAAAATTTAACAAGCGGATCTTTAGAATCTTTTATTTCATCAGCAGGTACTGCAGATACAACCCGATTATCACTTGCAACAACAATATAAGTACGACCAGCCTCAATAGTGGTATTTTCTTCATCAAATATACCCACACTTCCTGTTTTATCTAACAACTCTACCCTTGACCACCCTTTACTTCTCTTAATTGATTTTACCATACCCATCAAAATAAATGCGCCTTTTTCTTCATACTCTTCAATATCATTTATATAAGCATAGTAATGTTGTGGAACTGGCATATTAAATTCAGGAAGGTTAAGATACTCGTATAAGTTTTCCTTAACTCTTTCTGCATCGGCTGGGTTGTCTGGAAATGTAAGTGCGCCAATAGCATTCATAGCCTGTAATGCACGACTATTTACTCCGTTACCTTTTGTAAATGTAAATTCTTCTACTTCTTTAAAAGACTTGAATGGTCTAGCAGCAATATAACGATCAGCGATAGTATCAGATATATACTTAATTGCTGAAAGTCCAAACCTAATACCCTTACCTTCAATTTTAAAATCTTTATCCGAATCATTAATATGAGGCAACTTAATTGGAATGCCCATTCTTTTCGCTTCAATTAAATACTCCGTTCTTGTGTCTTTGTCCTTCTCATTTTTAAGAAGAGCAAACATAAACTCTATCGGATAGTGGTATTTGAGCCACGCCGTCCAATACGAGAGAGTACTGTAAGCAACGGCATGTGATTTGTTGAACGAATACCCAGCATGTGCTTCAAAATCATGCCACAAATCCAAAGCGGCATTAGGAGCAATATAAGCAGAAGCACCTTTAATGAACCTATCTTTGAACTCATCAAACTCTCTAGCATCCTTTTTCTTACCAATAATTTTACGAACTTTGTCAGCCTCAGCCATTGTCATACCGCCAAGTTCAACGCAAGCCTGCATAACCTGTTCCTGATATAGAATACACCCATATGTTTCTTCTGTAAAAGGCTTTAAAATCTGATGCAAATAATCAATATTTTGACGACCATGCTTACGAGCAATATACTCTTTACCAATGGTGTTCATGGCACCTGGACGAACAAGAGCATTAGAAGCAGCAAGTTCTGAAAGATTATTTACTCTCATTTTAACTAAAAGATTAGTATATGGGGTTGCTTCACACTGGAATACTCCTTTTGTGTATCCATCAGAAAGCATCTGATAAACATTTTTATCATCCATATCAATTTTAAGAAGATCTATTTTTTTACCATGTCTATCTTCAATAATATCAACAGTATCTTTAAGAACGCTGAGAGTTTTTAAACCAAGAGCATCAATTTTAATTAAACCAATACGCTCTGCCTCTTCCATATCTACCGCCACAACTGGCATACGATCATCGGACCCAGTAACGCTACGAGTTTCTAATGGAGCATACTTAAAGATTGGCTCTTTGCTTGTTACAACACCAGCAGCATGAATACCAGTTCCACGAATACGACCACGAAGTTGGTCGCCAAGAGCAACCACCTCTGGATATTTATCACGGAACCATTCTGCATTTCTTGATGTGCAGAAATCATCCCATGTATCTACAGTCTTAAGAACCTTATTAACATCTGGTAAAGGAATATTAAGTGCACGAGCAACATCTCGTACAACACCCTTATCTTTAAATTCTAAAAATGTTGCAATAGAAGCAACATGTCTATATTGTCTAACAAGATAATCTTTTACTTCATCACGACGAGAGTCTTGAATATCAGAGTCAATATCTGGAAAGTCATTACGCTCTGGATTAATAAAGCGAAAAAACAGCAGTCCGTGCTTTATTGGATCAATGTCTGTAATACCAATTGCATAACAAAGCAAAGATCCAGCAGAGGATCCACGACCTGGACCAACCATAATACCTTCCTTTTTTGCCCAGTTAAGCATGTTACGAACAACCAAGAAATAAGGTTCAAAGTTTTTTTCACTAATAATTTTTAATTCTTCATCAAGACGATCTAGGTATTCTTTGTTTATATCAAGTCCACGTTCTTTTAAACCCTCTAAGGCAAGTTTCTTTAACTCATCTCCTGGATTTCTGTATTGAACTGGCAATAAATTAAGACTAGACTTAATATCATAGTCTTCCACCTTGTTCATAATCTCAATAGTACTGGCAAACATTTCTTCATTATCTATACCCTGCTTTGCCATACAGGCTTTCATCTCTTCATATGATAAAAGGTGAATGTCAAAGGATCGGAAAGACATTTGACGATCTGCACCATAAAGATAATCAAGCCTATCCATCATGTCTTTATGCTTTTTAGACTTTTCATATGTAACATCTTTTTGTAATTTTGCATGGGTGTTCAGGATAAGCATAAGTTCCTGAATTTCTTTTTGGCTGGTATCTGAATGATGACAATCTGGGGTAACTACAATTTTTACCCGCATAGATTTAGCCAAATCAATTAATCCTTTATTTACCTTTTCAGGATTATGTGGCATTACTTCAATATAATAATCATCTCCAAATGTTTCTTTAAACCATGCAACATGCTTCTTAGCAATGGCAAGTTCATCTAACTCTACCGCTTTAGCAATCCAGCCACTGAGGCAGGCGGAAGTTACAATAATTCCTTCTTTATATTTTTCTAATGTTTTAAAATCAAATCTTGGCTTACTAAAAAATCCTTCAGTCCAAGCAATTTCATTAATCTTATTTAGGTTTTCTAAACCCTGTTGATTCTTAGCAAGAAGAACTATATGATGATAGTTTTGGTCAAGAGGATCAGTGCGGTCTGCCTTTGCTCTCTTGTCAGCCATATCCGTCGTCATATAGCCTTCTACGCCAAGTATTGGCTTAATGTTATTTGCTTTTGCAATACGGTGCAGTTCCCTATGCCCAGATAAAGTACCGTGGTCAGTGATAGCAATTGCTTGCATCCCTAACTCAACTGCACGGTTCACGTATTCTTCTGGAGTAGCAACACCATCCATTAAGGAATAGTGCGTATGCACATGTAAGCCAACATAATTCATTGATTAATTACCAATCAATGTTTGTTGCAGTTACAGATGGAGTATCAAATCCAAAGTAGAATGCTTCCTGCTCTGGATATGGAACTTCACGAACAACCTTTTCTAGATTAAAGAACTCTTTGCCTTCCCACTTAAATGGCTCTGAGTCTGGAGTTGATGGAATAAGAGTGTAATTGGTTTCAGTACCCTGACCATTACGCTTCAACTTCCATTGTAGATTGGAGATGCTACCTGTTTCAAGAGCATACTCACGAATTGTATTAAATGCAGATTGCTTGCTAATGCCTTGTGACCATACAGCAATGTATGGATCTTCAGTGCCATCATCAACTAGCACATTTGTATAGAAACGAAGACGTGCTCTCCAGCCACTCTTTGGTTCTTTACGTGCCATTTCACAGCCAAAGCAACGACCTTCAGTTTCTTGAGTACATGCTGCTTTACGCTTATAGTCTTTTGGATTTGTGTGTTCTGATACAACAACAGCAAGACCACGATCTTCACTAAAGTTTGCTGAGTCAGAATCAAGTTCGTTTACAAAACGAATTTTTGCTGCCTGTCCGTCTGCCAACTTGACCCAACGAACCTTTGTTCCTGTGCTTTCATATTTTGGCTTTTCAACTAATGCGTTGATGTTCTTAAGCCCTTTTACTATAGTCATTTTTCTCCTTATATAAGTTTTTCTATTTTAGCATAGCAATTATGGAATTGTCAAACTGATATTCAAGTTGTCTAATAGCATCATCATTCATATCACCAATGTCTTTATATTGTTTATCTAATTTGATTACTGTTACTAGTGACCCTAATTTCTCAGTTAGGCGGTCAGCCATAATTGAGCCTGCTTCATCGTTATCCGCTACAAGTACCACGTTAGTGAAGTACTTTTTCAATAATTTCATCTGGCTTGATGAAACATTAGCCCCCAGCGTAGCAACTGCGGGTAAACCTACTTGATCTAATCTAATTGCATCAAAAGATGATTCAACAACATAAATAACTTTTGATGACTTTACTCTATGAAGATTAAATAATATTTTACTCTTAGGTAATCCTGGTGTATTTTTAAACTCTTTTTTCTCTACCGTTCTTGCAACAAACCCTATACACATACCGTCAGGTGAGTGCATAGGAACAATAACTGAATCTTGTTTTTCAGAATATCCTAGATCAAACTTAACCATTGAGTCTTTGTTAATCTTGCGCCCCTCAAAATATGACACGGCTCTTGGGCTTTCTACTGCTTGCTTATTTAGTCTTTTGATTAATAACTCATCATACTGAACAAAATCAGGGGCAGCATAAATAGCCTTGTTAACTACATCCTCTAAGTTAGTCTCAACCTCTTTACTTTTAATATATCTAATTGCTTCAAAATAAGATCTACCAGTCATATGCATAATTAATTCAATAAGGTTTTTAGTTGTTTGGCAACCAAAACAAAAGAATAGCCCAGACTCTTTTGATACTTCTCCAGCAGGTGTTTTGTTATTATTATGATAGGGACAAAAAATAATATAGTCAGTACCGTATTCTGCTTCTATGTCTATTCCAGCACCAGTTAGTACCCTGTGTATTTGTTGTGCTGTATATATATCGTTACTTTTTGTCTTCATAATCCTTGTATCTGTAATATCCTTTATCAAAATCTGCTTGTACTAAAAAGTCTCCCATGAATCCATTACGGTTTTTTCTAAACGCACATTCAATTATATCACTGTTGGATGCTCTACCAAGTGCAAGAACCCAGTCTGCATCATATGCAATTTGTCTTGACCATGCTGTTTGACCTAGAGTTGGAACTGTACTCATATTAGTAACATCATCTGGCGTTGCAGAAGAAATTGCAATAATAGGAACCTCTTCACTAATTGACATTAGTTTTAATTCACGAGAAAGATTCTTCATTCTTACAGTTTCATTATCAGACTTTTGGTTTGGTGCCATAAGTTGTAGATAATCTACAATTACAAAGTCTGGTCTATATTGATCAATCTTTCCACGAATAACTGATGGAGTAATTTCTCCACCGCTATCATTTGAAATAATATGAAATGGTGGCTTACCTAAAATCTTATTGTCGTGCCACTTCTTTAACATATCTATTTCAATATCTCCATTAGAAATCTTGCGATGTGACCAAAGACCTTCGCCCATAATTGCAAATACACGATTACGAACTTCTGTCTCTGACATTTCAAGACTTATAATCATTGGTGTCTTGCCCTGTTTCCATGCCTGTACGGCAAAGTAAAGAGCAAGCCAGGATTTGCCAATGCCTGGATATGCTAGGAAAATCCCTAATTGCCCTGGCATAATCCCTGAAGGAAGGTAGTTGTCAAACCCTGGCAAGCCTGTTTTTATTCCGATCTTACCAAGTTCTTGTTGTTTTTTTACATTTTCAAAATACGCAATAGCAGATTGAATATCTGTTGCATCAATATCACGAATAGCCGATGTATTCTTTTTTAATTCAGAAGTCTTTGTGATTAATTGCTCTAAAGCCTTTACCCCTTGTCCACCCTGCACATCAGTAGCAGCATTACGAATAATGTCTTTTAGACTGTCATTTAAATAGTCAGCCTGAAATTCCTCTAAGTGATGTTTTGTTGTGCCAACACCAGCAACTGGTGCAAAATCTCTAAACTTTTCAACTACTAGAGATACTGGTGGAACGGTTCCATTATTTTCTGTATACCGCTTTATAAAATTCCATACATCTCCATGCGTTCTAAGCATAGAGTCAATATTGGCTTGAAGTAAAATATGGACTTGCTTATCTTCTAGTACTGCCGATATTAGTTTTCCCTCTGTATTACTCACTTAACCACTTCCTAGCCAATAGTCTACGCTCTTCACGTTCTTTTAAATCTTGTTCTGTAGCATTTCTACCATTAAGAATTTCTTGTGCATTGTAGGCAAAAAAATTCCAATTTGGAGTTTGCGCTACACTAAAATAATAATCTAACAAGTCATAACAAGCCTTTAAGCCATATGATTCTACAAGGGCATCTGAAGCCCACTGTTCAACATTAAGATTGAGATTAGACTTTTGCTCGTATCTCTGCAAATGAAGTTTATTGTAGCGACTGAGCAAAGCCATTCGGTCTTTGCGATCTACCACAACTACTCCTCAGTAATCTCTGCTTTTGCTTCTTGAACCTTTTCAACAACTTTTGCTTCAACAAACTCATATACACGATTCATCGCATCATTTGTTGTTTCGCCATCACGAACATGGTCTACTACCCCAAGATCAACTCGCAAAGATTGAAAGTTACCCAAATTAAGTGTGTATCCAAGTGTTGCAGATACCTTTGTTTCATTACGTTCTTCCACCACTGCCTCCTTCATAGGCTAATTAATGCTCTCTCCCCAAACAGGTATAAACCTGCCGTCTTCAGTTTTTGTATAAACCAGTATACCATTACCAGTTCTGCGTGTCAACTCCTGAAAAGTAGGAGTCATATTATTTGTTATTAAATTATCTTTTCTTGGTCTACCCATATGTATGCTTGCAAGTATATCACGAATCTCTTTTACCTGCGACTCAGAATAGTATGCACGAATTTGCCAACCACGCTCACCATTTATTTTAGATCCAATAGGTGGCGGCACAACTCCTCGTTTTATCAACAAAGGAAGATACTTACGATGCCTATTGACAAGTCGTGCAGTTTCTGCTACAGTGTATGCCTTTTCTCTATTTTTTCTAAAATCAGTACGAAAACAAGTTTCTAATCTATCTTTTGTAATATTGTATACAGTTACCATTCCAGTAGATCTTGAACTATGGTGAAGTCTAACAAGATCACCATTTAAAAACCAAATATTTTGGTTTCCTTTTATTACAGGCTGGCTATTGTAGTTTTTGCTTTCAAGTTTTCTAGGTTTAAAAGCCATAAACCCTCCTTGCTATCAGAAGGCGGATGATAAAATGTTCTAGATCCACATCTGATACAATAAACTTCTAAATGTATTTGACTAGAGTATTGTCTATCAATAAACATTCTACCCTTGCAGCGTCTGCAATAAATCATTAACCTTGTTCCCCTTAATTAGGAATACCAATTATAATAAGGTTGACAGCCAGAGAAAGATCTCCAGATGCGCCAAATCTTACTATTCCTTCTACCCTTGATGTAGTTACAGATTTTAAAATAACTGTAACATTTTGTCCTGCTGGTGTATTTCCAATATTTACTGCTGTTGCAGTTGCAATTGGAGCATACTTAAAATCTGATGGAAAGTCATAAGAAAAAGTTTTTTCGTTTCCTGCGTTAACTGTAGAGTTATTTGCTACTTCAATATATCCACCAATTACTCTTGCTTCTGATGTTTTTACACTTTGCTTACCAGCAGAAACGGTATCTACAGTGGTATAGTTATATGTAGCAGATGAAACCTGCGTAGAAATATCATTAATAGTATCAGCCAACTGATAGATGTATGTAACATCTAGTGGTTGACCTCGTTCTGGTAGTGGTACTTTTGCCATTATCTCTCCATTATATCATTAGACTGTTTCATTTAAAAGCCTATAAACTTTTAAAAATGGTGTTCCAGGAGCACCGTCTGCTCTTTCTACTGGTTCACCCTTTAAATATATCTCTATGCTCATTCTGTTTGGGGATGATGGCTGAACAACGCCATTTATGGTATATGTATTAGGTATTGGCAAAGATAAAGATGTTGTGTCAATTCTTTCTTTATATAACCAATCTCCATCACCACCGCCACGATCCCATCTAACCCAAATATCATATTCATGTGTTTTTGTAATAGAATACGTTTTTGCATTAACCACTTTGGTCACTTCAACAGAATCCCAAACAATAGACGCTATGCTTCCAGCCTTATAAAACTGTATATCTCCTGTAACAAATGTAAATCCTGGCTGCAATAAATATACTGGAGACCAGTGTGAAGTTCTGTTTTTATCAGATGAGACTATGCGGTATCTTACAGAATAACCCTGTGTTTCTGTGCTTAATGCTGGAAGGTTTTCTATTGGTGTAATAAATTTTTTAACAGTTTCTTGCGTAGCCATTATGTTACACCCACAGAAAATCTAAATTCAATATAGTTACTGGTGTTTGGACTTTTAATGATAGTCTCTGCGTCACTTGTTTTAACTACTGAATACCCAGTGAGACCATACAATGGGTTAGTAGTAGCAATATTTTCCAAACGAAGAGCATCAAGGGCAATGTAATAATCATCTGATGGAGTATCAGAAACTAATGCACAAGCATATATTTTTACAACAGTTACAGCATTCCATGTAAACCCTTGTGTCTGATATAGTTCTTGTAGTTGTTTCTTAATTACAAAATATCTATTTGTAGAAAAATCATATGTTCCACCAGTACCGCTTCCATTTTCAAGTTCTATTTCAAATCTTGCAAACTCACCGCTATTTTCAGTATCTGTTTCTGCAAAATCTACCAAAATTCTAACGGTATCTGGAACTAAAGATGAACCGCCATCTTTACTAATAATAGAAAATGCAAGCCTAAGTTCATCTATTGGAGAGTTTCTTGTAAAGTTAACATCTGCTCCAGTTAGGTGTATGTGATTTGATCCTGACTCAATAACAAAATGACCTTCTGCGCTTCCAGTAGAAGAATCAATAGTTAGGTCTGCATCATCTCCACGAATTAAAATAATATTATTTAAAAATCTACAACGCTCATATCTTTCTGGTCTTGGTGATTTAAAAAATATTGAGTTATCTGCATTTGTTTGAAATACTTTGTTTGATGTTGCAATAATATTATTGTTATCTGGATCATCAAGTGGACTTGTAATAGTTGGAATTGATGTTGCAGCAACATTTGTGTGATACTGCCAGTTTTCACCCTGAGTAAAAGCAAAAACTGTTTTGCTATCAAAGGCTCCAGCAGATGGGTTAGATCCTGCTGAATAAAGACCTATCTCAGAAATCTCATATCTTTCTTCTGTAGGTAATTCTGCTGTAAGAACTATCTTTTCTGTGCCGCTTTCATTTACGAATCCTCTTGATGAAATTGGTACACGAAACATCTCAAAGTCTAGGTTTTGTTTTGTAGCATAGTTACCGTATGGATCAGATGTATCCAAGGGCTGTGCTCCGCATCCTATAGCAATATAAGAAGCATAGGCTGGTGCCTGCCCAATAAGATATTTACCAATGATGGATTTGCCTGTGTTTGTAATCATAATTCCGCCTCATATATTGTACCACCTGTAGTAATTTCAACCTCTATCTGCTCATCTTCTTGAAGATTAACAGCCTCTACAATCAAGTCCCCAGTTTGTGTGTCTATATATACGTGTTCTTCATCTGGTCCGCCACCAACTATGGGAACCTTAGATTCAAACTTTATAGCAAAGTTTTGAAAATATTTATCTGAGGTAGCCTGAATTGCCAAAATATTATTTGGATTATATTCTTGTTGAATTTGTGTTAAATTTTTAATAGGTTGATAAATAATTTGCTGACCATTTACCGTATCATTTCTAGCAACATTAATTAATTCTTGACCACCAATGTTTTCAAAAATAAGATCAGACATAATCTGAATTGGAACTGCTTCTTCGTCAAATAAAATAGTATCTATTGGTGCAGTTTTAACTGGAGGGGGTGGTGGAGTTTGTGTAACTGGGCTAATATTTGATGGTTGAGAAACAATGGTAGATGGAGTAAGTGGAATAGGATCGGGAGTAGGTGAATAGGTTGTGTTAGAAGGAGTATTATCTCTTTCAGATAATGCCCTTCTCCTTCTTTCTTCTTCTTCTGCTCTTTTTATTTCTTCTTCTGCTCTTCTAATTGCGTCATCTTGTTGAGCCTTTGCTTGTGCTTCTCTTGCACGACGCAATGCTTCCTGTGCTTCAGCAACAGCAATTCTTGCATCATCTTGAGCCTTTTTAGCCAATGCCCTTTGTTGTGCAAGTTCTTTATCTTCTGCTGCTCTTTTTGCTGCTAACTCTGCTGCTTTTTGTGCCGCTTCTGCCGCCTTTGCTTCTGCTATTTTTGTTTTTTCATCTACAACAGTACTTTGTCTTTCTCCAGAACGATATGACTGATACTCCTGCATTGATCTTTCTTCTGCCATTCTAAATCTACCAGGATTGAAAGAACTATTGACTGCTGGTGCTTTTTCAGACTGTTTTGCTGGTGCTGGCTCGCCTCCACCATCAATAAGCATTTGACCAAAATTAAAAAACATTTTATACCTCGCTTAAATACAGCATCATATTAGGACCTGTATTATTTCTTGAGTATTCAATATTATATATTACAAATCTATCGCTAGTTGGTGCCACCAAGTCAAGACCTTCTTGGTTTTTATAGTTAATTGTAACTATGTCTCCAAGTTGAAGTGTTGGCAAAGAATAAATGTTCATACCAACAGATTTTTTGGGAACCATAATTTTATTAATAATCCAACCCATCAAAGCATCTGCATCATCTTGTGTTTGAATATACGGAGTATCAATGCTAAATTCATTTTTACCATATATTAATCTACTTAGTTTAATATCATCGTATTTTGCTTTTTCTACTAACGGAGAATATAGCAATGCGGTTCCACTAAATGGTGGATCAGACAGGTTGCTCTTTTTGCTAAAGTATTCATCTACTGTTAATTCATAGGTAGTGTCTTGTGTAAATGCTACACCCTGAATTCTTAAATAGTTACCGCTTGTTTCATCAAGAACTAAAGCCTTGTCTGAAGCATTAAATATTAAGAACTCAGCCCCGTATGAGTCAGCCTGGAATCCAGAAACTGAGTATCCTTTAATGCGGTTAAAGGTTGGAGACATTTGTGCATACAACGCTGGGTATGCTTTGTCATATCTAATATCAAAATATGCACACTCACGCATAATGCTTCCAAATTCATCAAAGTACATATTATATTTTGGTGGTTGTTGTGCACTAATTCCAGAAAGGTAGGTTCCTTGAATAATACCACTCATGGCATATTTACGGAAAGATTCATTAGCATCAATTTGCTTATCTCCAAAAACAGCAGATAATGTTTCTCCAACTGTGAAAACTGTATTCTGTGAATAATTTTCAGATAGTGCATATACGTGCTCAAACATACATCTAGAAGAGCCACGAGTAAATAAAGCCATATTATTATAAATAGGTAGTGGATCTGGATCATCAATAATTTTAATTAGTCTATTATTAATATATAAGTAGAATCTTCTTGTTTTTCCTATGTCTTGATATTCTACTGATAGGTCGTATACCGTTGGTTTATCTTCTCCAGCCATTCTGTATTGACCAGTAAATCTACCGTCATCAACAATAATATTTGTAATACCGCCCCACAATTTAATTGGAATAGCATTGTCATTTGCAGATTCTTTTTTTACTTTATAAAATACAACATTGTTAATGTTTCTTTCAGCCTGACCATTTTTATCAAGTTTTAGATAAGATTCAACGTTTGTTTCTGTTAATGCTACTATTTCAAAATAATATCCATTGTTTGTTTCTGGATTAAGTAATACGGCTATACCGCCAGATCCTCCACCAATGCTAACATTTTGATTTGGTTGTACACCATTAACCTGATAGTATGAAGTAGATCCAATAGGTGTTTGACCACGGGTTTCATTATTTTCAATTTTTCCAATAATTCTAATTCGTGTACCAAAATTTTTATAGGCACCGTTTAGATTTTTATAAACATATGAAACAAAGTTTAGTGGAGTTTCTGTAGTTTTAAATGATGGTCCATTCATAACAAGAGCAGATGACTGAATTGTTCCAGTTTGTGTAGACTTTAAGTTATTTACTGTAGTTTCAGTTAAATAGTTTGTAGCCATAAAGTTTTTAATAATACCATTCCTTGTGGTTTGACGAGCAAGAGTATTGTTTACTCCAGCAGCACCTGTTGTAGTTGCTGGTCTAGTTACATCATCATCAAGTGTGGTGGTAAATAAGTATTGAGTTTGCATGTTACATCCACGAACATAATCATTGTTAGACCAATAATCGCTAATTCCAGCAGTGTGTTCAACGACTGGAGTTCCAAATTGACCCCTTCCGTGCTCATATACTGGTCCAGGTTGCAATCTTGCAATTCCATCAACTGTTTCATAATATGGTGTAGAAAATATTCTAATTAGTCCAGTTGGATATATTTTTCCATTAAATGGGAGCGATGCAAAATATCTTTGATACTCTTGATTATTGCTTATCCAAACATTTCCAATTCCTGTAATATTAAATTCAGCAGCATCATATTTAATAACTTCCCCATTAGAATATAGATAACCCTGATATCTTGTAAGCCAATAAATATTTTCACCAAGATCCATAGTATTATTAATTACAACACCGTTGACTACCGTTGGAAGTTGATTTGATAAATTTGAATTAAGGGGCATAGCACCAAGAACATAGTTGCCTTGTTTAGATGCAACCTCATTTATTGTTTTAGTTGCTTCATCGCCTGCTACTTCCCATAAAAGAACTGGCTTATAGATCCAAGTTTTATCACGATCAACCATAGTTGCTTCTCTAATACTTCCATAAGAACGTTGAATATATCTAGTTGTATAGTTAATCTTTCCATCATTATATACACGTTTATCTTCAGATGCAATTGAAAGAATGTTGGGAAGATTGCCAGATGTTGCATTTTGTATAACACCTTCATTTGTTTGATTATTAGAACCAGAAAGAATGAAGTCTATTGATCTATCATCTGCGTCTGGCATTAAGTAATCTTTACTCATTACAACAAAATTATTGTATTCATCAAAAAACATTGCTGTTTGCGTTGCAATAGCAAGTTGATTTAAAATCTCTGCTACGTTTTGATCTGGAGCAACAAAGAAATATGGAATAATTGGATCTGACTCTCCCGTAATTCTTTTAAATGTATAGTTAGTAAAACCAATATAGTCAAGAATAGTACATATAGCCATACTTAGTGATGTTTGCGTCATTAAAAGTCTTGGAGCAGCGACAGATTCTAGATAAAAATAAAAGTCACGAAGATTAATAGATACTGTACCAGCAGTTATGTCTGCTTGCGGGATACCCTCTGAGTAAAGTGTTTTAATTGGAATATAGTAATCAAAACCATTAACATTCATTATAATTTCATAAAAATTAAATTTAATATTTTTACGAAGGTATCCAGAAATAATGCTATCTTCATTATTAGCATTGAAAGCCTGATCATCATCAAAAATATTTATTGATCCAGTAGATGCAAGCAATTGACCAACTGGAAGAGATGTGACTCCAACATCTGATAAGATTTTAGTAACCTTGTAGTCTATTACTTTATCTGATATATTTCCAACTAGCCTTGGAGACATTTCAATAAGATCAAATGTTGTATCAAATTTGTTCATTGTCTCTACAATAACTCTTATTCCTTGTAAATATACAAACTCTCTATAAACAGTTCCGCTATTTACTGGATCTGTAAATTGATCTGGATTGGTAAAGTCTGTTACAAAACTTGTATTGCTACCAATTGTTTCAGAACCTAGTTGCCATCCATATGTTGGGGTAAATTGTTCATAATCTTCCCCAGTCCATATATAAAATGTTCCTCTGTCCCCTTCATTTTCTACAACTAAATATGCATATCCATTTATAGTAGATTCTGGAAGTAGGGTGCTAGAAGCAAGTTGTTCTGTAAAAATAAATATGTCTTTATATGCATCTGGAATAATTAGCCCATAGTGAATTTCAAGATATCCATCAACTCCAATAATAGGAGTTCCATCACTTCTGGTTGTACTTTCGGTAAACGAAATAGCATCAGACCAATTGTTATTTATTAAATATTGTATTTTCCATCTTGCTGGAGTTGTTTTGTTAGCATTACCATATAGTGGGTCATTAAAAGATCCAGAGGCTGTTTTAAAAGGTCCAAGATCCACAGAGCCAACATTAGTCTGCATTTTTAGTACAACTCTATTTGCTGGCACCTGATTTTTATAAACAACAAACGGTACAGCATCATCTATGTAATTAAGACCATTTAATTTTTTATTTGAAACACCATACTCTACATTATCTTCTGTTCTATATGAAGTCCAGTATCTAAATTCATCATAGCGTGATGGCATATAGTATCTTGGTCTTTGTGCCATACTTGCTCCAGAATTTGCTAAATATCGTCCACCAAAATATAGTGGTTTATTAATTCCAGATCTTGGTCTAAATGGTTTCAAGCAGTCTTCCAAAGAATAAATCATTTTCATTTTTTCTTTTTGAAGAGTAAATTGCTGAGGAACACCAGAGTTGGTAAACCCATTATCAATAACTACATCTGCGTCAGTTGCACCAGTGTAGTAATTACCAGCATCTAAATTATCAAAAGTATTTGGAAGTGTTGCATAAGTAGACCCAAGAGTTGTTGGACGATAACGATAGTTTCCAACCTTAAAAATATTATCTGGCATATTCATATTCCATTCAGCAAGTACTAGAGACTTTAACTGAACTGTTGCAGATGTTTCTAGATGGGTCTTTAATGCTTCACTTACAAACATTTTAGACCTCTTCCAGGGTTACCGATATATTCCAAAGATCAAAATTGCTGCCGCCACGTTTTACGACGGAATAATTAAAATCTGCAAAGTAAACCTGAATAATTTCGTTATATTGTGCCAAATGACTAAATGCTGAGTTGTCATCACCAAAATTAGAGTACTTATCATATGCTAGATACATCCAAAATGGTCCAGGATGATTGTTATACCAATCTAATATTTCTACTCCACCAGCACCACCATCTGATGTAAACTCTTGTGTAATGTTTTGATAAGGTGAAATACCAGTTGCAGGATCAAATTCTGCATTTTGAAAAAATGAACGGGATGGTAAAAGATTCCAAGAAAAACTAATAGTCATTTTATCTGCAATGTGATATGAACGCATACGACCATTAATTGTTCTTTGGCGTTGCTCAATTCTTTGTGGCGTAAAACTCATTTCTCCACGATTATCATCGGACAATATTAAAAACTGATCAATTAGGTCTGGATCTGTTCCCCCTGGAACATCTGCGCCAACCTCATATCCATTTGGAACATATATTCCACTAGTTAGTGTTCCAGCATTATTGGACCATAAAATACCCTGTGGACGCTGATATCTTTTTCTACCTGTTAAGTATGCTGCCGTTGCCATTATGCCCTCTGGTTTCTAATTCTTTGTGCATCAATATATTTAATTTCATTCATAACTGCCTTGGCAATTCTGTCTGGACTTGCATTTGTTCCACCAACAGTTATGCCAACATTATAATTATACACTGTGTTGGAATTGTCATTAATAGAAGAACTTGTGCTATTGGTTGGCATAGCAAATACATTATTTGGTGCAGATACACTATAAACTGGAGAGTTCATTTCTCTACCAATCATTGATGGATATTTTGCATCATTTAGTGCATTTAAGAATGGAGCAAATGCTCCTGCAGATTTTTTATTTACTACAAATTCTCCAGGTGTCAATAGGGCTGGAACTTTGTCTGTCATTCCTACTCCAGGAACAAAACCTCCTGCAGCCATCTTTCTAATAAAACCACCATACATTTTCTTTTTAGGAATAATGAAAGCGCCACCAAATGGCATATTTGCTTTTGCAACCGTATTGCTTCCAGTTGATTTTGGTGCAGGAAGTTTGATTGATGGCATACTTGCTTTTGGTACAGTATTACTTCCAGTTGATTTAATAATTGATGCCCCGCCAAATGGCATAGAAGATTTTGGAATTGTGTTGCTTGACTTTCCTCCAACAAGATTGGATCCAGAGGCACCTTTTCCTCCACCCTTTGGAAGAGCGCCAGTTGGTCTTTTTGGCAGATCTTTCTTTGTACCAGAATCTTTCTTTGTACCAGAATCTTTCTTTGTACCAGAATCTTTCTTTCCAGAGTCTGTTTTTGCTCCTGTGTCTCCATCTCCAGAATCTCCGTCACCGCCATCACCATCTCCGCCACCGCCTCCACCGCCACCACTTCCTGCAGCAGCAAGAGCGGCAGCAAGTGCCATGGCAGCCTGAATAGCAGCCTGAATTTTGGAAATAATAGTGTCAATTTTTCCAGCAGTAGCGGTAAGTAAATTATTTGTCATAGTAATTACATCATTAAATTCACCCTGTTTAATTTTTTCTAAATCAAGAGCAAGTTGTGCATCTCTCCAAGCCTCACGTTGCACCTCTAGTTTTGCTAATTCTGCAGCCTTTTGATCATTAATTTTTTGTAGATTAAGTTCATGCTTTAACCTTTGCTGCTCAAGATTATAAATTTGTGTATTTTGAATACCATAAATAATATCTTCAACAAGTTTAATATCATTTAGTTTTGCTTCACGCCTTTCTTCAAGAACATAGATAGCATCTTCACGAATACGAATTTCTTCTTGCTTAAGTGCACGGGCTTGTTCTAGTTTATATATTGCATCTTGTTTAATAAGTATTCTTGCCTGTACCGCTTCACGAGCCTCTTCTAGAGCAAAAACCTGCTGGCTAATCTGGAATTGTCTTGCCTCTACCTGCTCTCTTGTCATACCATCAGCAGTACGAAGACCACCTAGTTCTGCTTGACGTGCTGCATCTAACACTCCACCAGCACGACGTGATGCAGACTCTGCAGATTGTGCTCTCATTTCTTGAGCAGCCTGAGCAGCAGCAGAAATATCGCCTTGTGTTAATGCATCAGCAAGGCTGATTTGACTCTTTTGCTGTGCAATAATTTCTTGATTAATCTCAGAAACTTTATTGAGTGCTTCAGCCTGTGCATCATACTTTTCGTTTATTGCCTGTGCAGCCTTATCCATTAATGTCATTGCATTTGCAAGATCTGATGACTCCTCTTGTAGGGCTGCAATAGGTCGCTCAAAATCAATTTCAATTCCACGCTGTAGCGTATCAATAGTCTTTTGAATATCTTCAATAGGACGAGTAAACTGCATTTCAATTTCTCTAGAAATATCACTAATCTCTTCTTGTAGTATTTCTATTGGACGAGTTATTTCAAGTTCAATATTACGCTGTGCTAAATCAATACTACGTTGATATTCATCAATACTACGTTTTGCTGTTTGAATTTGACGATCAATTGCATCAATTGAATCTTGTTCAGCCTTGATAACATTTTCATATCTATCATCAATTTCAGCCTCAAGAATATCAAAATATTGATTAGCCTTACTCATCATTTCATCAAAGAATTCACGCTGACCTTCTGGGGTAGCCATCTGAATCTGAATCTTAATAGCCTTTTCTTCTTTAAATGAATCAAGAAGTTTCTTAACTTTTTCAGCATCTACCTTGCCATTCTTTAAACCTTCAGTTAGCCATTTCATTAATTCTGGATTATCCATTACACGATTAATGTCTTCAAGTTTCATTCCCATGCCGCTCAATTGTGGAATGACTTGAGCAAAACTCTTATTGAGTTTATTTTCAGTATTAAGATTTGTAAAGAACTCTCTAATAGCAGCAGACTGAGCCTTCTTTTCAATTTTTTCCATAAGATCTGTTAATTGTTTTAATTGTCCTGGTTTAATTTTTCCAGTAGCAATACCAAGGGCAATTGTAGAATCGCTTGCATACTTAAGAGCCGTTCCTGCATCCATACCAGATTTTTCTAAAATCTTAAATGCTTTTGCCTGCATTAGCAAATCTTTGTTTTGTGCACGTAATGCTTCAAGAGCCTTTTGGAATGCAGACTTTTCTCCATCTCCACTAGTAACTGCATTTTTCTTTTTTTCTTCTTCTATCACCTTGTTAACTGTAGCCATATACTTGTCATATGCCTGAGTTAATCCATAAACACCTCTAGCATGACGCATTGCTGCATCTGCGCCAGTTGCACCAAGATCAGCAAGCACGGAACTGCCTTCGCTAAGAATTCCAGCACTTATCAAAGTAAGAACCATCATTTGTTGTTTTGCGGTAGATAAATTGTCCAAGAACTTAGAAGCATCAACATTTAGTTCAGTGAATATCTTAGTTAAAACTAGTTTTCTTTGTGCTGCATCTAAAGCAAACACTCTACTAGTAACCTGATCAATAGACTGCGTAAACTGTTCGCTAGTAATTGAGCCATTTTCAAATAGCGTAGTAATTGATTTTGCTGAAGTTGCTACAAAGGTAGAAAGATTAGCAAGTTGTCTTTTTAGGTCTTTTGTAGGTACTAATTTTTCTACTAGTTTAACCCCATACCCTTGACCAGTTGGAACATATTCAAATACTTTATCAAATCCTTTAGCATATGTGCTTTGGAATACTTTAATATTTTCATCTAATGTTGATCCAAGTTTATCAAATGACTCTTTGGAGAAATCCATAGATTTAACATTAATAACAACATCTGTTTGCTCAGACTCTTCACGAAGTGCATCAATTATTGTTTGTACTTGCTCAACAGCAAAACCTCTTGCTCTAAGATCTAGAGCCAAAGATTGGAATGCAAGACGTGCCTCTACATTAGTTGCTTTTCTAAATGACTCAATTTGATCTTTAAAATCTTTTTGGAATCCCTCGTCTTGACGAAGCCTATCACGCTGAGATCTTACCTCTGGTGCCACTAACTCTCTATTACGAAGATCTTCTCTTGACTCAAAAGCGGTACGACCAGCAACTACACCAAAGAAGTCACCAAGAGTTTTTGCTTGTTCTGCAGTAATCTTCATAGCCTCTGCAAGACCATATGTTTCTTTTCTTAATTCTTCTTGATTTTTATTATATGTTCTAATTCCTACTGCAGCAAGTCCTAACAAAGTAGTTGCAATTCCAAGTGGTCCAGCAAATCTTAAAGCAAATTTTCCAGCAGTCATAAGGTTCTTACCAAATCCAGCAAGACCTCCACCTTTAGCAAATAATCCTTTAACTGTTTTAGATCCCATAGCACCAGCAACTGTTTGTGCTCTTGTTACTGCAAGTTCTGCTATTTTAGCCTGTGTTAATAATTGTGTTACTGACATTAATGCAAATAGTAAACCTGAATATTTAAATACCGCTTGAGATAATTCACCAAGTTTTCCACCAGCCATTGATCCAGCACCTGCAAGGCTAGTAAGAGCAAATGTTCCAGTCATCATAACTCTATTCATAGAGTCTATGCGTTGTTGTGATGTTTTACGTGCTGCTACTTCTGCATCAATAGCCTTTTTAGTCTCACCACTAATTGCTGCTGATTGTGCTACCTGACCTACTGGAACTCCTGGTTGAGTAACTGGAACACGAAGTGGTTGTCCTCCTGGACCAAGCAATCCAGTATCACGCATTTGTGTAACTGCGCCCTGTGTAACTGCCCCTGCTGCCATTGCAACATCATCAGCCTGGTTCATCATTCCAACAGAAAGACCACGAGCAATATCTTCACCAATTGGAATAGTTCTTCTAGATGGAGATTGTGTTTGTGCTGCTTGTGCTGTTGCTAATACCGTTTGATTTACAACATCAGTTGCTGCAGCAGTAACTGGAGCAAATGACTGTTGACCTCTAAATCTTGCTTGTGTTAATGCCTGTCTAGCACCTGCTTGTTGTTGTTCAGTTCTAAATCCAACGCCAGCCTGTTGTGCAGGATTTTGCATTAAATAGTCTGTAGCAGCAATAGCGCCTCTTGCTTGTGGCACAAACGATGGAGAAAGTTTAGCCATTGATTCAGTAGAAGAAAGCATACGCTCAAGTACTTGTTTTTGGACAGCCAATTCTTGTTCTGTTAATGCAATATTATTGGTAATTTTTTCTCTAATAGAATTGACAATAGTTTCATCTGCATTAATCTCTGTAAGATTTTTTAAATACTCTTCACGAGTAGGAACGGAAGAATCAAGAATGTTACTAATTTGATTTAGGGTAGAAGACTGAGCAACCCAAGCGTTTGGATCCCATGCCTCGTCAAACATCTTATCAACATTGTCTTGCATTTGAATAACATGTGCTCTATGAATTTCTCCAGACTGCTTAACAGCATTAAGAATATTTTGCGTTTTCTTATCTGTTTTTGTTAGATCTATTCCTACTTCTTCATAGTACTTAACCATTGCTTCTTGTGCAGCCTTGCTGGATTCTCTTGCTCTTGATATTTCTTCCTGAAGAGCAATATTTCCTTGAGCCTGTTGTTCCATTGTCCCAACATTAGTTTGACCAGCACTAAACTTTCTTTCTCCTGGTCTACCACCAGCAACTAAAATTCCTTTTGGAAGAAGTCCTCCAGTTAGTTCCTTAGTAACAACTTCAATCTCTCTAACAAATGAACCAATACTTATTTGAGTATCATTTGCCATTCTTGTAAGTGTTTCATTAACAATAGTCAATGCATTTTCAATACCGCTTCCATCTGCAAGCATTGCATCAACAAGTCTTTGTGCTTTAGCAGCAGTGTCTCTTCTAGCAAAATCTAATCCAGTAGTTTGTCCACCAACGCTTACGGTACCAGCCATAAATCCTGGAATATTTCCAGCAATCATTCCCTGAATTAATGGTGCATACTGTTTTGCTTTATCCTTTGGAATAACTGCTTCTCCAGGAGTAAGCATCGCTGGAACGGTATCTTTGTTACCACTTCCAGGAACAACAACAACTCCATTAGCGTATTTATTAACACGCATTGTTCCTTTGTTAAATCCTTTAGCCTTTGGAGGTAGCATCATGCCAGGGTTATTCATTGCAAATTGTGCGCCAGCACGAGCAGCAGCCTGATAAGCCTGAATCAATTGAGCAATTGCCGCTGTTTCTGCAGTAAATGTTTGTGTTAATCTTGCATGTGATTGTTCAAGTGAGTGTGCTACAGCAGAAGCATTCATCTGCTCTGTAGTTAAATAATCTGTTTGCTCACCAAGAATCTGTGTTTGTCCAGTTAGTCTTAAGTATCCATTACGAAGAATCATTGCACCCTTGACAATGTTTGCTAAACCGTTTGCAAGCAAACCAAATGTCATAAGCGCTACTGGACCAATTGCACCAATTGCAACTGTTAATACTACTATTGCTTTCTTTACACCAGATGATAGGTTATTGAATTTTTCTAATATACCGCCAATAAATTCTACAATTGGAGTAACAGCCTGTAAGAATGTTTCTCCAACTGGAACTAAAGCCATCTTTAAATCTTCAACAGACTTACGGAACTTATTCATTGCAGAATCTGCAGTCATTCCTAATTCTGACTCAGATAGTGCAGCAAGATCTTCTATTGATGTGCCCGCTAAATCAAGAACACGAGCAGCCTGACCAGTTTGATTTGTTACGTTATCAAAAAGGGTAGACAAACGAGCAAACTGGAATTTACCAAATAACTGCTCAATAGCACGAGCACGAGTAAGAGGATCAAGGGTATCTAAGGCTTGAGCAAATGCAATTACAGTGCCTTTAAGATCGCCCTGATTTGTTTCAACAATCTGCTTAATGTTAATACCCATGCCTGCAAGAATCTTGCTTGCTTTTTCAGTTGGGTTAATTAATGCTGCAAGACCTGACTTTAATGCGTTTGCACCTTCTGATGCATTTACTCCACCCTCTTTCATTGCTGCCATAAAGAAGGCTAAATCTTTTACATCACCACCAAGTTGTTGGATAACTGGAGCAACTTTAGGAATAGCAGTTGTAATATCATCAAGAGATACAACTGTTTGGTTTTCTACTGCGTTAAGAAAATCAATTGAACCAGCAAGATCTTCAGACGACATTTTAAATGCATTTTGCAATGAAATAGTTGTTTCAAGTGCTTTTTGTTGTTCAATTTGTCCTAGTACAGAAAGTCGTGTTGCTTGAGTAGTCTGTCTTTGTAAGTCAACTCCAGCGAAACCTGCTGCTGCGGCTTCTGCTGCTAAACCAACTGTAGATGATACTGAAATACCATACTTTGTAAACATTTCGCCAAGTGCTGTAACATCAGCCAGAGCCTGCTGTGTTTCTTCTCTTGGTGTAAATAAATCTCCATATACTTTACGGAACTTAAGCGCTGCTGCTTCCATTTCCATAAATGTTCTGGCTGCAGTAGTTCCAAGTGTGGCAAGTGGTAGTGTAAAACCAACCATCAACTGGCGACCAGCCCACTGAGTGTTCTTACCAAAGTTTAGAAGATTAGTAGATCCTTGTTTAACAAGTTGATTAAATATTGCTTGTCTTTGTGCTGCTAACTGTGTCTGTGTAGACCAATTTTTCATATCCAATTGGTTTGGCATGATGGCAATAGCCTTCATTGCACCAGATGTATCACGACCTAGTTTGATATATTGTGTTTGTAGTTTCTTTACACGATCTTCGGCTACCTTGCCAATTGTGTCAAACTCAGATTTAAAAAGTCTACCAAAGGTTTTTGTTGCGCCTCCCGCATAGCGGAAGTATTCACGCATTGAAAATTTATTTTTTTCTAAAGCATCAGTAAAAGATTCTGATGTAGTTCTAACAGTACGTAGTTCTGCAGAGAAAGATCCTAAAGCATTTACGCTATTAAGAAAATTCCTCTGCAGATCTCGCTGTGCTAGCGCAGCAGATTCGCTGCTTTTTGCAATAGAGGTGTGGAACTGAGATATCTGACGCTGAAGAGCCTTTAGTTGGGCTAATGCTTGCGTAGTATCTATGTTAACGCCAATATTAGCATTAACGTCAGCCATTTATTTACACCTCGTTCTTAAGTTGTTATGCTGTTGCTGAAAGAGCGTCAGCGACTGTAGCAAGTTGTACACCTGATGCAGCCTCAACGATCTTGTAAACAGTTGGCAGATCTAGAACTTCTTCTAGTTTTACAATATCAGCCAATTCTGGCTTGTATTGCTGCATTGCGATTTGTACACACTCGATAAGAAGAGTCATTGACTTTTCATTATCATCCGCCACCGCCGCAACTCCCTCAAACTTCTTCATAAAAGGACGAAGAAGAGAGATTTTTAAAGGACGAACCTGGATTTTTGTACCATCCATAAGAACAAGTTCTTTTGTTTCGTGCTCAGTTGTTGCCATTTTACCTCCTAATTAGGTTATGTTAATTATATCAGATAGGGGCTTATTACGTTAAATTTTCATAATCTAGACCCATGCCAATGCCAAAGCCATATTTCTTTGCATTTGCACCTTGTAGAGCCAGAACATCGTTGCTGTCCTTTGCTTGACCCTTACTGAATACCCTGGCTTTCATGTTTTCCCATTCTTTTTGTCCTCGTTCTGGGTTAGTAGCACCCTCTAAATCTATGCCTTGAATTGCTGCTAAAAATTTTCTTTCTTCATAATCTAAATCTCTTTTACTTCCAAGGGTAGCCATAAGTTCTGGCATTGATAATGATAGTTCTAACTCTTGATAGTCTTTCCAAATACCAAGCACAAATACCTCAGCCTCCAGTTTTGCCAAGTCTAGTTCTTGCCAAGTAGATCCTTTTTGCATAGCCTGATCTTTTACAGTATTATCAGATTCTTGATTAATTTTTATTCCAGCAGCAACATCAATAATTTTATATATTGTTGGAAGATCTAAATAATCTTCTGCTTCTTGTGCTATTTCTGGACAATATTGTTTTAAACATATAGAGGCACACTGTGTTAAAATATCTATGGCTTCATCGTCGTTCTGTGCTTGTTTCATTGACTGAAAGGCTGTCATAAATTCTCTTAGATATTTAATCTTAAGAGGAATTATTTCTAACTCTCTACCGTCAATTAAAAAAATATTATCTTTATTATATACTTCTGTAG